CGATCAGTTACTTTTTTATCTCCCTCTTAGCGGCTCTGCTTTTAAGAAAGTTTATTACGATGAACTTCTTGACAGAGCCGTGTCTAAATTTGTGCCAGCAGATGATCTGATAGTTCCGTACACTGCAACTTCATTAGAAGATGCAGATGCTGTTGTGCATGTTTTAAAAATATCAGAAAATGATTTAAGAAAAAAACAAGTAGCAGGTTTTTATAGAGATGTAGAAATATCACCAGGTTATTCACAAGAAACAGAAGTAGAAAAAAAAGAAAGAGAACTAGAAGGAACTAGAAAAACTAGAGACGAACAAATGTTTACAATTCTAGAGTTTCACACAAATATAGATCTTGAGGGTTTTGAAGACAAAGATATGGAACAAAACCCAACAGGAATAAAACTTCCTTACATTGTAACAATCGATACATCATCAAGGGAAGTTTTATCTATTAGAAGAAATTATAAAGCCGAAGATCCATTAAAAAATAAAATTGAATATTTTACTCATTTTAAATTTTTACCTGGACTAGGTTTTTATGGTTTCGGCTTAATCCACATGATCGGTGGATTATCAAGAACTGCAACGAATGCATTAAGACAATTGTTAGATGCTGGTACGTTTTCAAATATGCCAGCGGGATTCAAACAAAGAGGTATTCGTGTTAGAGATGAAGCGCAATCGATACAACCTGGAGAGTTTAGAGATGTAGATGCACCTGGA